CAGCATCAGCAGGAACAGCTTCAATCATTGCTGTTTCCATGTAGTCCTCAAAACGTAATCTTGTGTCATGCTCAGACTTTAAATACCAAAGGTATCCACTTACTCCGTCTTCTCCTGAAACTTCAATCCATCCGATTTGAGCCATATCAGATCCAGATACTGCGTATTTGTCTTTGATAATAATTGGCTTGTTATCGAAAATTAGATCATCAGATTCATTAGATCCAACCATTCCGTTTTCTCCTTTATTAAATTCTGAACCGTAAATAAAGATATCACAAGCAACACCTGCTGCCATAGCTTGTCCACCCGCCTCATAGTAAGCAATTGTTACTGTGTTCGGGTTACCAGCTGTAGGAGCTACTGTTACTACACCTTTATTTGATAAGTTAGATCCAGCAGTTTTGTCTGAGATCATAACTGTTTGTCCAACTCTTAAAGAAGCTCTTGCTCCTCCAGCTAAAGCTGGGTTAAAGTTGGTAATGTTATTAGGGATTGTCCATACACCTTGTGTTGCTCCTGCAGCACCTGCTGATGTACAATCTTGATATTTAACATGTAATCTTCCTTGCTCAGCCCATTTGATAAGGTCTGAGTTAGAAGGCATTTCAGCTCCTACTAATCTTAAGAAGGAACTAATTGATCGATTACCATATCTTTCAAATTCTTTTTCATAGGTATCAGGTAAATACTGATTCAAGAAATCAAAATTTGTAATATAGTTAGTTTCCAACGGCACTTGTTGTGCTGATGGTTGCAAATCGAAACCTGGGGTTGCGTTTACTGACATAATTTTAAATTTTTAATTTTTAACTTTTTTTAACACTTCTAATTTTAAGTCCTCTTCCACTACTACTGTCTCCAACCGAACGTATTTTTAAGCTATCTTTTGTTGACAACTGCGGTGATCTGCGAATATCCATGTTAATGTTTTTGGATTTTCTTGCAACATCATCTACGGCAGCAGCAACTCCTTGCTCATAGAAAAATTGTGCAAACTTTTCAGGATTCATAGCAACCGATAAAGCTCTATGGTATCCTTTTGCGTCTGACATTAAACCGCTTTGATCAACAAATTTGTTTACAAAATTGTTTACGTCCGACTGTTTGTTCATCAATTCTTCTGACGTTCCAGGTTTATAATTAATTTTTTTGTCACATACAGTAAATTCAAAACCTTTGAAATCTGTATTAAATACTTCTTTGGTGCGACTTAAAAAATAATCATATCGCTTTTTGTTTTTCTCAGCAACAGTTTCTGATTCCTTGATATACTTCTGATAAGCATTAAGTTGACTTTCTTGATCTTCAGATAATCCACCCCCACTTGACTCAAGAGGAATTTTATATTTATCTTTCTGCTCGCTGAAATACTTACGTGCTTTCGCAAGTTCTCTTTTCTTAGCTAACTTTCTTTTCTTAATATCTTTAGGCTCATCTTCTTCTTCATCGAATCCGAACTTATCATCCATTAAGTCCATAATATCTATAGCGTCAAGACCTTCTTCCTGAATACTATAATAATCAGCTAATACAGAATCATCGTCCATAGCACTGTAGTCTTTTTGTAATTTATAAAAGTCTTCAATACCACGACCTGTTTCTTTTTTATACTCAAAATACTTTAAAACATCTTCTGGTAAATCAGGGTTTGATTCTTTTGTTTCAAACAACTCTTCTACCGAGTTAATATCTTTATTGTATCTATCTTTAATATAAGAAAGAACGTTTTCATCATTTATCTCTGATGACGGAGATTCTTTCACCTCTGGAGTTTCCTCTTCAGGTAAAGTATTTTTTTCTGGTTCAACCTCTTTAGGCGCTTCAGCTTTAGAAGCTTCTACCTTCTCCACTTCGGGAGCTTGCTGAGCATTTTCTTTTTCTGCATGCTCTTTTAATAACTTTTCTTCTATTTCAGCTTTCGACCTATTTTGGTTTCCACCGACTTCTTGTACTTTAAATTTCATTTGATTTTATTTTTTACAAATTTATGTATAATTTTCTATATGATTTTAGGCTACTATTTTGCCTTTTTTGCAGATATCTTTGCTAAACTTTTACCTACATGCTTAACAACTTTACTTATGCCTTTTAAAGCTCCTTTGCCCATGCCGCCCAGCAAATCACCTCCTGCTACACCCATCTTCATTTGAGGTTTAGGAATATCTTTTATGTGTCCATATTTCTTTTTGAATGCCTCAACCTCTTTTTTAGTTTTTAGTTTTTTTCGAGGTTTTGTAGGAACATTACTTTTACGTACAGAAGTAGACTCTTTTGCAATTGCAGATGGTCTAACTTGTTTTCTTTTCTTCTTACTTAGTTTACTCATTTTATCTGGGGTTAAATTCAGCAAGATCAAAACCATCTAAACTATCTTCATTAGATTCAAAATTTATTGGAGGTAAATTTCTTTTACGTTGTTCAATTAATTTTGACTGCTCGCTATTAGCTTGAGATATTCTTTTAGACTTTCCTTCCTCTTTTGCTTTTTCTCTTTCATCTATTTGTTTTTGCTCCATGCCTCTTAATTGTAAATTGTATCCAAACTCAGCTTCCATAAGTTGAGCTTTTAACATAGCTTCGTTTTTAAGCTTTTCAATTTCCATAGCAACTTCATTTTGTTTTAACTGCATTTTAGTTTGCAGTTCCATCTCAGCTTTTTGCTGTTCCATTTGAGCTTGGGCCATTATTTGTTGCTGTTGCATTTCTGCTTGAGCAGCTTGTTGTTGCATTTGCTGTTGCATTTCTGCATCAGCCTTTCTCTGTCTTTTAACTTTTAAAAGCTGATTGGCCATTTTTAGATTATTCAATTCTCTAATATCAATTGCATCTTCTAAGCTAATATCTTCTTTAGATAAAGCCATCTGAATGTTTTGTTCCAGCATAGCTTTTTGTTCTTCATCTGGAGACAGTTCTAAGAAAATGCCAAAATCATATAAATAAAAATCTCTTAAATCTTCTAACAGACGCAAGTTGTATTTACCTATTTGCATAGCAAACTGATCTTTGAATGGAGAATACTCTAAAATATCAGCTGTTCTTACAACAATACCTTCAGCTAATCTTCTTGTTAAATATAAGCTACCATTTAAAATATGTCTTGTTGCAGTATTAGAACTTAATGCTGCTAATTTTTGAACACCAACCAAAGCTGCAGGATTTGGAGAAGAAGCATCTCTGGCTTCATTTAATCCTGTTACAGTTCTAATCATATCTAAATAATGATTATAGTTACCAATAAGCATTTGAAGTTTACCTGTTCCACTACTTGAAGTTAGTTGTTGTATTGGTTGTCGGGCATTATTAAACTCTCCATCTTGTGCATAAGACCTACCTACAACACTACCTGTTTGGAAGTATAACCTTAATGCATCTTCAGGATTATAAGCATTACCTGTTCCCAGGTCTACTTCATTTAAACCATCAGCATCAATAAACACCCCATCAGGTACTACTCGAGATACAACTTGTTGAATTTTTAAATGTGTTACCTGAATCAAATCTGCAAAAGGAATCATTCTTCTTACTAAAGATTCGTAATTACCTTTATACATTCTTGGAGCAACAGCTACGTAGTTTGGTAAAGCATGTTGAGATGCAGACTTTGGTCTTACCATGTTTTCTGCTAACTCCCACTTAAGCATTATATTAGTACCCATTACCATGATACCATCATACCAAACCTCAATCTTTTTTTCAACTCTTTCGAACTTACCTTCCTCCATCATTTCCATTGGTGGATTAAAGGTGTCATCTTTTTGTACAACTTTAAAAGTTCCGTCAGGCATTTGTTTTTTCTTATAAACAAAAGAGTGAGTTGTTTTATAATTGAAATATAACAAAGTACATGTGTCTCTATAGAACATAGAGTTTTCATAATACTGTGAAGTATTGTAATAGTTATACCATGACTGGCTATACTTAGATATTTTATCCATATCTTCATTAGATATGTTTGGATCTATCTTAACAAGCTCCGACATTGGAATCGTTTTGATTTCTCCCCAATAGAAACAATCCTTAAAATAAGGATCTTCAGTATAACTGTAAACCACGTTAGCAGGATCAACATAATCTAATTGAATCCCTTGTCCAGGTAGAAACTGATGTTTTGCCATGCTGACACCAAGCGTCATTAAATCATAGTCACATCTTTTTCTTATTTCTGTGTAATGGTTTTGATTTAATATTGTATCTACTGCTTCTTCTGCTGCAATCTCAATTGCAGGTTTATATTTCATCTGCATATAAAGCTGTAGCTCTTCGTCATTATTTGGAAGTTCGCTTTCTTCTGTTTGAAAAACGTTTACGTCAAAGTCTTCCTCGATTTGCCTAAACAAAGGTCGAGCTATCATTTCACCTTCAATACGTTTTTGAAACTGATCTCTCTTTTCTGCAGACATCGCATCCTCAGCAAAAGCTTTTACTTTAAAAAGCCTATCGTTTAATCCGTTTACAACAATGTCTACAAACTTAGGGATTATTGGAACTGGTGTCCAGTCTAAGTTAAGATATGATAAATCGCCATCAACAGCAATTTCATTTTTATATTTAGCCACTGATTGCTCGCCACGTGCATAAAGCCTCAATCTGTTAAACTCTCCCCATTGATCAAAAAACCGACACGAGCCATTATCTCTTCTAAACCACTCATATTGAATAGCCTGTCCAACTTGGAGACCATATTCTATTGAGTCTTTCTGTGCGTCAGTAACAAACTGATCTGGAAAAGCGGCCTGATTAATTTCTATTTTTACCTCTTTCATCTATTATTTATTCTACTGTGAGAATCAGTGTTGTTATATGTTGCAAATTTAATGCTTATTTTCTTTTTTTCTTTTGACGGTGTATATAAGTGTTTTTGGTTAGCCATTATAGCTAAACCAGAGCTTATAGATGCGTCAAATCTTGTTCGGTTTGATATGTCAAATTTAGCCCAATCTTCAAGCGTTCTTTGAAAATACATATCGCCCATATCTCCTGCTACCCTATACACTCCCTCTTGATCTAACCCTACATATTTTTCTATATAAGATTCTATTGCAGCCGCATGCGACTGCTTTACATCTTCCGAAGTATTAGGTATCCCTCCTATTTCTCTTTCCGTTTTTGAAAGCTTTGAATAATGTTTGTCAGGTCTGTTTAAACAAAAACCCCTGTATCCTCTATTTTTAAAATGATACAATAGTCTTGGTTTATTATTCTCACATAATATTGGCATTCCATAAAACACGCAAGCCATCAATACTTCTTCAAAAAATATTTCAGCTGTTTGAGGTCTGGCTATGTATTCTAAGAAAAAATGATTACTTGGCATTTCTTCCATTGAAAACTTAGTCAATCCATGTAAAGAACCATTAGATCCCTTACCTACAACAACACCTGATATATCATAAGAGTCACATCCAAATGAACCTAAATGTTCATTGCCTGGATAAAACCTGCCACCCTTTTTGATAACATTATTTTGTAAACCAGCTTTTGGCATGTAAGTTACAAAAAATCTGCCTCTTTTATTTGGACTCCAAATAACTTCAGAATCCTTAATACCATTCTTCCAACTAAAAGAACCTTGAGTTATAAAATGATCTTTTATTAAAGAATCATTGTAATCAACTTGCTGATATATTTTTGTTAAATTAAATATAGATTGTTTGCTTTCATCTCTAAATGCGTGTGATTCAGAACGTGGAAATTGTCTGTAAAATTCATTTAAAGCATCGGGATCACTATGTAAAGAGTTTACTTCGTTTTCCCAATAAGTAACAGCGCCTTGATAAATGTCTTCACCATCAATACCCACAACAGCCGTTTGTGGCTTTTCAAAAACAGGCATCCCATATCTATCTATAAAGCCTTCCATATTCCACTCCATAGGAATAAATAAATTATACAAACCACTTTTTGTTTGACCGTTTGAGTTTCTTTTGTTTACATCAGAATCATAATATAATTGTTTAAAGTTTCTACCACCTTTATCTAAAGCATTAGAAGTAGAACCCATCATACATTTACCAATAACTTTACTACCAAGTCTTAAACACGTTTTTGTAACACGCCAGTTGTTTAATATGTTATCTGGTTTTTCCCATTTACCACTTTCATCGTGTACAAGTAATTTTAATTTTTCTCCATCGTAAGAGTTATCTCCTGTATTCTTCCAGTCAATAGTAGTATCCAACCCCTCAAGTTCTTCTTCTTCTATTTCAAACATATTTTTTTTAGTAATCTTAGAAGCTGGAACTCTAAAAGCTAACTCTGTTTTAGGTTTATCCATACCATCTTGTATAGGCTTGAAAAAGAAAGGGTAGTTGTTTGATATCGGTACAACTTTATCTGTAAACATTTTTTTTGCATCCGATCCCGTTTTTGAAAGTATGCCGACTCGGGAATCTTTT